CCCCTTTCCGACGGCGGGAAAACCGCGGGAGGGGGTTCAGACGAGACCGCCAGGCGCGCACACGCGCGAAAATCTCGAATCGCGCGGCGCGGGCGCAAACGACGCGGGCGCGCAAAGACGCAAACCATCTGAGGCTCTGCCGGGCGCAGTTCAGCTCGGCGGCATTGGGAACCACCGCCGGTGCCCGGAGTCATTCATCCTCCTTTTTTGACTGGACGCGGCGTTCGCGCGCTGCGTCTGGCAGAGTCTCAGAGAAAGGAAGTTATCCACATGGCGCGGGAAGACATGATCCGGCAGGACATGCAGCTTGTCGGCACGTACAACGCAATATTTGAGCCGACGATCAAGCAGCTGGCCAAGACGGAGCGCGAACTCTCCCGCGCCGAGAAGGAGTGGAAGAAGCAAGGCGGACAGCGGATCTGCACGATGGTCAACAAGACCGGCGCGGAGTACACGGCCAAGAGTCCGTACTGGACGGCGGTCGAGGATCTTCGCGCGACGGTGCAGGGACTTCGCAACCAGCTTGGGCTTACGCCGACGGGGCTTAACAAGGCGCGCGCCAAGAACGTCCCGATGGGCGGCACGAGCAAGCTCGAGCAGCTGCTGGCCGAGGCGAAAAGCCACGCCGAAGAGCACGCTGCGCAGTACCAGCGCGAGGTCGACCGCTTTGTCGAGTCGGTCCTCTCCGGAGAAGCAGGGCTCTGCGAGGACGCAGTGCTCGCGTGCCGCCGGTACGTGTCAGACTTGGACACCGGCAAGTGGGAGTTCCGGGCAGAGCCTGCCAACGAGATTATCGCCATCATCGAGACGATGATCTGCCACCAGCAGGGCGAATTCTTAGACGCGACGCCCCTGCGTGGCACGCCGTTTCTGCTGCTGCCGTACCACAAGTTCATTGTCTACAACATCATGGGGTTCTATGTGCCAGGCACGAAGATCCGCCGCTTTAAAGAAGCTGTGGACTTCATCCCGCGAAAAAACGTCAAGACCACCTTCGCGGCGGCGCTCGCCTTCGCCCTGGCACTCTACGAGAGGGCGTCCGGCTCAAAGGTGTACGAGGTCGGCGGCGCGCTCAAGCAGGCGCTCGAAGGCTTCGATTTCCTGAAATACAACTGCGCGCGCCTCGGCGTGACCGTGAAGGACGAGCCGGAAACGGGTCTTCGGATCATCGACAACAACATGGAACGATCGATCTCCGGAGACGTCGGCGACGGTATGATCTCCATCAACGCCCTGGCAGCCAACCCCGACAAGCAGGACTCCTTCAACTGCAACATCGTTATTGCCGACGAAGCGCACACCTACAAAAGCCCGCAGCAGTATCAGATTTTGAAAGACGCGACAAAGGCTTACACGAACAAGCTCGTAATCATCATCTCGTCGAACGGTCCGAACGCGCGGGGGTTTCTCCTCGGGCATCTGGAGCTTTGCCGGAAGATCCTCCGCGGCACGGTCACGGGCGACTACGCAGACACGATCTTCTGCTTTCTTTGCTCCGCGCCGACGAAGGAAAACGGCGACGTCGATCTTCTCGACCCGGCTGTATTGAAGGCGGCAAGCCCCGGCTGGGGCTACTCCATCCGCCCGCAGGACATGATCAACGACGCGGCCATCGCCGCCGAAAACCCGATGCTCCGGCCGGAATTTCTCAACAAGTCGCTCAACGTCACGACGAACGCCGTCAAGGCGTGGTTCGATATTCAGGAGTTCCGAAAGTCCGACGAAAAGTATAACTGGACAATCGAAGAACTCGCGAAGCTTCCCATCCGCTGGTACGGCGGCGCTGACCTGTCCAAGATGCACGACCTGACGGCCTGCTGCCTCTTCGGGCACTACAAGGGCGTGGACATCATCATCCCGCATTGCTGGTTCCCGCGGCCGGCTGCCGTCGTGAAAGCGACGCAGGATCAGATTCCACTGTTCGGCTGGATGGAAGACGGCTGGCTCGACATGACGAACGACAAGGTGACGAACCACTCGGACGTTGTCCGCTGGTTCAAAAAGCGGCGCGCCGATGGCTTCAAAATCCGCCGCGTCGGGCACGACCCGAAGTTCTGCCGCGAGTATTTTGTCGAGATGCAGAAGGAGCGCTTCCCGATCAAGGCACAGATTCAGCGCTTTACGCTCAAGTCCGAGGGCTTCCGGTACCTGGAAAAGAGCGCGAAGCAGGGCACGCTCTATTACCTGCACGCTGAGCCCTATGAGTACTGCGTGCAGAATGTCGCGGGTATTGAAAAAGCCGACGACATGGTGATGTACGAAAAAATCGCTCCAAACCTGCGCATTGACGTCTTTGACTGCTCGGTCTTTGCCGCGTGCGCATATCTGGAGGACCTGACCGCCAGCGCCAAGGGCGCAGGCTGGTATGAAGCAAGAGAGAAAGGCGGTGAAAATAGTGGCGCTTGAGCAGGCCTGCTTGTTTGACGATAACCCGGAATACGACAGCTTTGTCGCAAAATTCGAGCCGAAAAAAACCACGGATGACTGCTATACGCCGCCGCTTGTGTGTGCAGCTATTCGGGATTGGGTGTGCGATCGGTACGACATCGACCCGGCTTGCATCGTTCGTCCCTTTTTCCCGGGCGGCGACTTCGTAAATTACGATTACCCAGAAGGCTGTCTCGTTCTGGACAACCCGCCGTTCTCGATCTTGTCGGAAATTTGCAAATTCTATCTTGCCAAAGACATCCCATATTTCTTATTTGCTCCGAGTCTCACAGCTTTTGGCGGGCGAACCGTCGCAACTCGGATGAACCACATCATTTGCGACGCAGATATTACCTATGAGAACGGCGCAGTCGTCCGGACGGCATTTGTGACAAACCTTGACAAAGACATTGTGGCAGAGACCGCGCCGGATCTTCGCGAGGCAATTGCCGCCGCTATGCGCCAGATCAAAGCAGAAACGGCAAAGACCTTGCCGAAATACGCTTACCCGATGCACGTTCTCACGGCTGCTATGCTGCAAAAATACGCGCATTATGGCGTAGCCATGACCGTCCGCCGGAGCGACTGCACAGCAATCGGCGCGCTCGACTCACAGCGGCTTAACAGGAAGGCCATCTTTGGCGGTGGCCTCCTTCTTTCGGAGAGGGCTGCGGCGGAGAGGGCTGCGGCGGAGAGGGCTGCGGCGGAGAGGGCTGCGGCGCATACTTGGGAACTGTCTGAACGCGAGCTGCAAATTATCCGAGATTTAGGAGAGGACGGTGATGCCACTTGAAAGTAAAAGTGCAGCGCAGATCCGCGCAGGACGACGCGCTGCGAAAATTCGTGATCGGCGCGGTCGATCAGGACACGCTGGGCGTGCCGGGCTATTGCAGGCTTGCGGACAGTCCGGACGTGCTGGCCGCGATCGGCGGGCTGGCCGACATCGTGTCGAACGCGACCATCCAGCTCATGCAGAACACGCCGGACGGCGATGTGCGCGTGCGGAACGCGCTTTCCCGGTTTATGGATATTTCGCCATGGAGCTTCGGCACGCGCAAGGATTTGATTTCTGCCATCGTCTGGGCGATGCTCACGAGCGCCAGCGGCACAGCTTTCTTCCTGCCGGTCACGCGGGACGGGCTGCTTCGGGATTTAGTCCCCATGCCGGGCGCGCAGGCGATAAGCCCGGACGAAGGCCAGACGGTATACATCCGCTGGCGCGGCCAGCAATATGACCCCGAGACGGTCTTGCAGTTCCGGCGTTGGGTCGACCCAGACCACCCGTGGCAGGGGCTCGGGCTCCGGATGAGCCTTCTTGATGTGGTGAACTCGCTCCGGCAGGAGCAGGCGACAAAGAAGGGGTTCATGAGCGACAAGTGGAAGCCGAGCGTCATTGTGAAGGTGGACGCGCTGGCCGATGAATTTTCCGACCCGGCAGGCCGCCGCCGTCTGATCGACGACTATATCACGGGCTCGAGCGCCGGAGAGCCGTGGATTGTCCCGGCTGATCTCATGGACGTGCAGCAGGTCAAGCCGTTGAGCCTATCCGATTTAGCCATCAAAGACGGTGTGGAGCTCGACAAAAAGGCCGTGGCCGCGCTCGTCGGTGTCACGCCCTTCATGCTGGGCGTTGGCACATACTCGGACAGCGAGCACAACCACATGATCAAAACTACCGCCACGACGATCGCAAACATCATTTGCCAGGAATTGACGCGCAAGCTCCTCTACGCGACAGACCTCTATTTTACGATGTCGACGCGCAGGCTCTACAGCTACAGCACAAAGGAGCTTGCGGACGTAGCATCCAACCTCTACGTGCGCGGCCTCATGACCGGCAACGAGGTGCGCGACTGGGTTGGTCTCAGTCCGCGCGAGGGGCTGAACGAGCTCGTCATTTTGGAAAACTACATCCCGCGCGACATGATCGCAGACCAGAAAAAGCTTACACAAGGAGGAGGTGGAGACGGTGGAACAGAATAGACAGCAGCGGCAGGTACGCTGCATCCCGCAGGCGTTTCAGACGCGCGAGGCCGAGAGTGACCTCTACATTGAGGGCTACTTTGCGGTCTTTAACTCGGAGTACCCCTTGTGGGACGACGTGAGCGAGATCATCAAGCCCGGCGCTTTCACAAATTCGATCTCGGGCGACATTCGAGCTCTCATTAACCACGACACGAGCTTAGTTCTCGGCCGGACGAAATCCGGCACGCTGACACTCAAGCAGGACGAGCGTGGGCTCTGGGGAAGCGTGCGTATCAACCGCGACGACGTAGACGCGATGAACCTGTATGCAAGAGTCCAGCGCGGAGACGTCGACCAGTGCTCGTTTGGCTTTGCCATCAAGAGTGAGACCTTCCGCGATCTCGGCAATGGCAAGTATCGCTGGGAAATCGAAGAAATTGACCCCTTATATGAGGTCAGCGTCTGCACCTTCCCGGCGTATGAGCAGACCTCGGTCAGCGCCAGAAAGCGGGATTTTGAGGAAATCGAAAAGCGCCGCCTGGAAACGTGGCGCGCAGAAATGAACAAGAAGTTAGGAGGAAACCCGTAAATGGCAGCACTTAGAGTTTTAGTCCTGAACAGCGAGATCACCGCGCTTCGCGCGCAGCTGACGCCGCTGGAGCAGACGAGAGACGGCTTTGCCGCGAGAGAAGAGCAGCTTCGCCAGGCGCTCAGCGAGATCACCGAGACGAGCACCGACGCAGAGCGCAGTGCCGTGTCCGCGGCTGTGGACGCTTTTGAAAACGATCGCAGCGCGAACGCCGCCGAGATTGCCCGCATCCAGGGCGAGATCGACACCCGCAGCGCGGAAATTGCCCGGCTGGAGGCCGAACAGACCCCACCCCCGGCAAGCAATCCCGCGGTGTCCAACTCTGACACCAGAAACAACGATCACCACGAAAGGAGCTTTGTACCCATGAACAACACCACCGAGCGCCGCTGGTTCGGCCTCACCTACGCCGAGCGCGACGCGCTCATGCAGACCGAGCAGGTCCGCACCTTCCTTCAGAATGTCCGCGAGGCCAGAGCGCAGCAGCGCAGCGTCACCGGCGGCGAGCTGGGTATCCCGGACGGGTTCCTGCCGATTTTGCGGGATCTGACGTATCAGGAATCGAAGTTCCTTCGCTACTGCTTTACGACGACCTTCCGCGGCACGACCCGTCAGAACGTCGCAGGCGTTGCGCCGGAAGCCATCTGGACGGAAATGACCGACGCGCTCAACGAACTCGACATCAACTTCTTGCAGCTTACCATGGACGGCTACATGGTCGGCGGCTATATGGCCGTTCCTAACGCCGTTTTGATGGACGACAGCGACCTTCAGCTCGCGACGAGCATCCTTCAGGCGCTTGCATCGTCCATTGCCAAGGCAATCGACAAGTCCATCTGGTTCGGCACGGGCGAAAAAATGCCGGTCGGCATTATCACGCGTCTGGCTGCAACGACGAAGCCCGCATGGTGGGGCGCGCAGCAGGGCGAATTCACCGACCTGCATACCAGCCATATTCTGAAACTTGATCTTGCCGCAAAGACAAGTACGGAATTCTTCCAGACGCTTGTTGCGGCACTGGCTGTTGCAAAGCCCGACTACTCCAACGGCACAGTCATCTGGACGATGAACCGCAAGACCCACGTGGACATCAAGTCCCGCGCGCTGGCTTACAATTCCGCTGCGGCGATGGTCCCTGGCGTTGGCGACATTATGCCGGTCGTCGGCGGTCAGGTCGTCGAGTGGGAAGTCATGCCGGACAACGAGATCGCGGGCGGCTTCCTTAGCCTGTACCGTTCGGTCGAGCGCGAGGGCACGGTCATCGACTCCAACACCAACGTGCGCTGGCTCCAGAATCAGACCTGCTTCAAGGGCCTCCAGCGCCGCGACGGCAAGCCCGCCATCGGCGAGGCGTTTGTCCTCGTCAACTACGGCAACACCGCGCCCACCACGACCACGACCTTCGGCAAGGACCGCGCGAATACGGCCATCGGCACTCTGATTGTTACCACCGCTGCGGGCTCTGCCAACGGCAAGAGCGTTGTGACTGTCGCGGGCAACGGCTCGGGTGCGCTCAAGTATCAGGTCGGCGGTCAGGCGATCGCAGTCACAAACGGCGAGACGCTCGGCAAGAGCTGGACGGAGCTGCCCGCGAACAAGACCATTGACGGCACGACCGGTCAGACTGTGACTGTCGTTGAGGTCGACGGCAACGGTCGCGCGATCTCGGTCGGCTCCGGCAGCGTGACCGCGAAGGCTGGCTAAGAAAGGAGGCTCGGTGTATGTCGCTGGACGCGCAGCTCTCTTACTTAACGGTTGACCTCGGAATCCTGCGCTGCACCGAGGCACAGGAGACCTACCTGCGGGGGCTTCTCACACAGGCGGCGGATTTTATCGCGACACGCGGCATTGTGCTTCAGCCGGACTGTGACGCCGACGATATGCTCGCGGCGATGGTCGGCGGCTGGATGTACAAAGCGCGGGCAAACGCGGAAGAAAAGCAGCTGCCGGCCTACCTGCGCCGAATGCTCAACAGCAAACTCACGCAGCAGAAGATGGGAGGCGGCACGGGATGATCTACGACAAGGTTTGCACAGTCTGTGATCTGCTCCCGGCCTCGTCTCCCCTCCAGCGCCGCCTGCGTATCGCCTCGAGCCACTTTTACTGCGAGCGGGAGGTCTACGCTGCCCGATTTTATGCCGGGAAGCAAGCCGGTGTGCAGCTTACCCGGATGGTCAGCATCCCCCGCGTCTTCGGCGGCGAGGACATTAAGGCGGAGCAGTTCGTGGTGCTCGAGGACGACCACATTTACCGCATCGACCAGGCGCAGCGGGGCTATGACTCCGACGGCCTGCCGATCACGACGCTATCGCTCGCAGAGCCGGAGGGCAAGTATGAAATACTCCAAGATTGAGGCGGCTCTCGAGACGGTGCTCCCCGGCGCTGTGTACAAAGTCCAGGCTCCGGAGCACGCGCCGGACGGCTCGCCGCTCACGCGCTACCTCGTCTGGACGCCGACCGGCACGCGCAGCGTGAACGCAGAGGGGGTACCCTTTGCAACGGTCGGCCTGTGCGTCGTGACCGTTGCCACGCAGACGGAAGGCGACACGCTGACCGCAGAAGTGCTGCAGGCACTGGCCGACGCGCACATCGCCATCGGCCAGAGCGAGCAGTCTTTCGACCAGGAGACAATGACCTATTATTCTGACATCCCCTGCGAGGTGATCTGATGGCGCAGCTTGACATCAAAGAGGCGCAGGACGGCATTCAGGAGGCCATCCGGCAGCTCCAGAAGGCAGATCTCTTTACCGACGAAAATCTCAAGCCGATTTTGTCAACCGGCACGGAGATCATGCTCAGCAGCGTGAAGTCCGCTTTTGTTCAGGCTGGGCACAACAACCGCTCCGAGCGACGTACCGGCCAGACCTTCCAGCACTTCACGAAGGCGCGGAAGGTCTCGCGCGACAAGCGGGGCGTTCCGTACATGTACGTTACGATCTCCGGCAAAGACAGCCGCGGACAGCGCTACGGCACAAAGGGCTTTGTCCTCAACTACGGCCGCAGGACCGGCGGCAAGATACCGGCGGACTACTACTGGTCGAACGCCGTGCAGGCGACATGGAAGCGCGTCAACGAAGCCATGACTGACAAGGCAGCAGAAATTATCAACAGCAACCGATGAAAGGAGGCAATCATGCCTGCATTTGATCTCAGATACCTGCAAGTCGCAGAATACAAGAAAAAAGACGGCGGCACGGAATACGGCACCGCCACGTCGATGGGCGACGCGATGACGGTCGTGCTCGACCTGCGCTTTGCCGAGGGGCGGCTCTACGCCGAGTCCACGCTCGCCGAGTACATGAAAAAGGCAACCGGCGGCACGGCAACAGCCGGCGTTAAGTACATCCCAACGGCGGCGCAGAAGCTCATGTTCCGCGCTTACGAAAAGCAGCGCACCGTGTCCGGCATCTCGGGTTCGCCCGTCAAGAGCCTGACCTTCGGCAAGAAGTCCACAGGTCAGTATGTCGGATGGAGTTTCTACGCGCCGGACATGATCGACGGCGTCGAGAAGTTCACGGCGGTCTTCGTCCGGAAGGTGCTCTTTGGCCCGCCCGCGACGAACTTCCAGACGCTCGGCGACAACATCACCTTCCAGACGCCGACGACATCCGGAGAGTTCCTGATTGACGATCTGGGCGACCTGCTTGAAGTCGCAACGCTTGACAGCGAAGCCGACGCCAAGGCCTGGTGCGACGCGGTATTTACGACGCAGGCCACAGACGTGGCAGGAGGTTAAGCATGGAAGATATCAAGCCGCGCGAGGTCGCGTGGCGCTTTGACGGGCGCGACTGGGTGCTTCGCTGCAACAACAACGTGCTGGCCGAGGTGCAGGAGATCAACGGTGGCGATTTCAGCCCCATCCTGTCAACGAAGCGGACGCTCAAGTCCGTCTTGCAGCTGCTGGCCGCGATGCTCAACGACTACGCTGACGAGCAGAAATGGGTGGACGAAAAGGGCTTCGCTATCCAATACACCGAAAAGCAGCTCGGAAGACGGCTGTCCCTGGGCACGATCGAGCGGCTCGCGCCGGACGTGATGCGCATGGCGATCCTCGCTGTCCGGGACGCAGAGGCTGAGAACAGCTCGGCAGACGAAAAAAACGCGGAGACCAGGCAGGAAGAAGCGGCGGTATCAACTTCGCCTGGTATTTGAATATCTGGGTAAATGTGCTGAAAAACGACGAGACCGTCTTTTGGCGCAGGATGACACCGGCGCGGTGCATGGCTATCTACAGAGAGTATTTCTCCATGGCCACGCCGAGCCGGTGTGCGCATAATGCGCCGGAGCAGCCTGCGCGCTTGTCGCTGGCACAGTACCTGATGGGAGGTGGCGGCTGATGGCAACGCCCGGCATTAACACAAAAGTCAAAATGGACGGCGAGAAGGAATATCGCGCCGCCCTTGCCCAAATCAACGCCGGACTTAAAAACTTAGGCGCGGAGATGCGCGCCACGGAGCAGGATTTTGCCGACAACGCTGACAGCGTAGAGGCGCTGACGCAAAAAAACGATGTCCTTGAGAGAACAATCCTGACACAGCGGGAAAAGGTCGAAAAACTGAAGGAAGTCGTTGCAGATGCTACGGAGACTTACAAAGAAGCCGATAAGCGAACCATTGACTGGAAAACGAGCCTCATTGAAGCTGAGACCAAGCTCAAGCAGATGCAGCGCGCACTTGACGACAATAACACTGCGCTGGAAGAGGCAAAAAACGCGACAGACAATCTGTCCGGTGAAATGGACGATTTTGGGCAGCAGACGAATTCGGCAGCTGAGAAGGTTACCGATGCTGCCGACGATATAGGAACCATGGGGCAAAAGGCCGGAGACGCGCAGCGCGAGACGATGGGTCTTGGCAGCACTGTCGACCAGCTTACGAACAAGCTAGGTTTCAGCCTGCCGGAAGGGCTCAAAAAGACAATGGACGGGATCAGCGATGTCGATCTCAAGACGGCTGCGTTGGTGGGAAGCTTCGCAGGCGTTGCGGCAGCAATCGTCGGCGTGGAGAAAAAGCTCGTCAGCCTGACCACGGAAGCGGGCGCTTCGGCGAAAGAGCTTCTCGTCCTATCGGAAGTTACTGGTCAGTCCACCGACGAGCTTCAGGAATTCGATTACATGTCGAAATTTCTCGGGGTCTCTACCGACCAGCTCAGCGACGGCCTCAAGGAAATCACAAACAAGATGCAGGAGGCCAGAGACGGCAGTGCCGACGCAGCCGACGCATTTGGCCGGCTTGGCGTTCGCGTCACAGACTCGCGCGGTGAGCTCCGGGACGCAAGCGATGTATTTTACGAGGTTATTGATGCGCTGGGCGAGATGCGCAACAAAACAGAGCGTGATGCAACCGCAATGGATCTTCTCAGCGAGTCCGCCCGAAATTTCAATCCACTGATCAACCGCGGCAGCGAGGTTCTGAAAGCCTACGCAGAAGAAGCGCACAACACCGGCTACGTACTGAGCGAAGATACGCTGAAAGCACTGACTCAGGTTGACGATGCCTACCAGCATATGCTTTTAAGTCAGGAAGCCTCGAAGAACCAACTTGCCGAAGAGTTCGCGCCATATCTGACGGAGTTTTACCAAAATCTTGAGAGTATCATCACAGATCTTGCAGATGCAGCTACAGACAGCGGCATCATTGATCTTCTCGGTTCTCTGCTTGATCTTGCGTCGGCTCTGTCCCCTGTCCTGTCTGGGCTTGCTGACGCAGCGTCCTCGCTTAAGCCAATCTTTGAAACATTAGCTAGTGCTATTTCCGCTGTCGCTGATGCGCTCTCAAAGGTCAATCAATTTGCCAGCAACTTCGGCGGCGGGTTGTCTAACGTTTTAGGCGGTATGGGCATCGGCGGTAGCTCCATTACAAGCCTAGTCGGAGGGCTGGGTGCAGCAAGCACAATACGTGCCACGGCAATCGCGGCATTGAACCGAAAAGGCCACGCCACGGGCACAGATAACTTTATTGGCGGCGTAACGTGGGTCGGCGAAAATGGACCGGAATTGGTTTATCTTCCGCAACGAACGCAGATATCCAACGCGCAGGAAAGCCGCCGGGCCATCGGCGGAGATACGTTTTATGTGACGATCAACGCAAAGGACGTGAAGTCGTTTAATGACGTTGTCAGAGTAGCAGACAACAAGCGCAGATCAAGCAGAATGGGGGTGAAATGATGTCAACCGCGAAGGTGTACATTAAGGGATTCGCGATTCTGAACGAAACAAGCAGGAACACGAACGATCACCAATCAGACCCGGCAATACTGGACGTAGATGATTGCCTCGTTATAACATTTGAAGATCTTCCAGCGAGCATGCAATACAAAAGAATAACGTCGGAATCCAGTATAGCTGTGTATGTAAGCAAAATAGTTGATCCAGAGGCAACAAGCCTCGGTCCGGCGGCAAATCTAGTGTTTAAGGACCTCGCTGCGCCAGTAGATGTTGAAACGATAACATACAACAACAACCAGCGAGTACTGGAGCGTTTTCCCGGAAATAGCGGGGAGAAAGTTAGAAATGGTGGTTGGGTCACGGACGACAGCATTTCTGCTGGGCTTGCGCTTAATTGCGGTGCTGCGGTAAGGCAGTGGTATGTAGATGTTTCCGCGTATATCCGGACGACAGGGTCTTTGCGCCCGTACTTAACGGTAGAGGTTGATGACAGCGAGACAGTCGGCGTTACGATTAGGAATTGCACACCGGCAAGCGGGTCAATCTCGAAGAAACAGGACAACAGGTTTTCGTGGCTCGCGCTCGGATCGTCTCTAACGTATCCAGAAGTAGTGCAAGCATCTGCTGTTTTTCGCTGGAGGGCTGGGGATTCCGGGAGTATCCACGAAATTTCAGTAGCCGGGGAGTCGCGAAGCGTGACCGTTCCGGCAAACACATTCACCGCAGATGAAATCCAATGGCAGGTTGCTGTGACGGCAAACTCCGGCATTGTGACAACATCGGAATGGATGGCGCTATCAACGCTCGATGTCAAACCGGAGGCGAAGGTAATTAGCCCGCAAAATACGATTGTCGATGCGTCGGCTGACAATCTCTTTATGTGGGAACACATTATTTCAACCGGAACGGCGCAGAGCAAAGCCGAACTGCAAAAGAGTGTAGACGGCGAGACGTGGGAGCCGCTGGCGACGGTCACAGGCGCGGAAACGCAGTGGAAATGCCAAGCAGGGACGATCACGTCCAGCGTAAAATACTGGCGTGTGCGCACATATAACGCGGACAGCGTGGCAAGCGATTGGAGCGATGCAGCGCAGATCGTAGTAATATCTGCCCCGCCGACGCCGATCGTTCAGATACTGACAGCGGGAGCAAAGCCGGCTGTGTCGTGGCAGACTAGCGGGCAGCAGGCGGCACAGGTGGAAGTAATCGGAATTTATGAGAGCGGCACAATTTACGGAACCGTCCAGCAATGGTCAGCCCCGATGTACCTAGATGATGGGAACTATACGATCAGAGTCCGCGTGCAAAATGAATATGGGCTATGGTCAGAGTGGGGTGATGCTGCTTTACAGGTCGTTAACACGCCGGGAGCAGCCATCTTATTGAGTGCAAGAACATCACACATTGCGACGCTGGAGTGGGATACGACAGGAAACTATGATTTCTATTTGGTGTATCGAAACGGGCATCCGGTGGCGAGGACCGTGCAACGCGCCTATTCTGACTTGCTCAGTATCGGACCGGTGACATATCAAGTACGAGGCTGCTATACGTCAAGCGGGAACTACGGCATTTCCGGACCGGTCTCGGTTGAGGTCATCCCGCCGACGACAATGGTGTCAGACTTGGACACCGGCGTGTGGATCCGTCTTCCGTATGCCGCGACGCCGAACCGGAAGACCTCCCGGGAACGCACCCGGACTGTCAGCTATCTCGCGCTGTCCGGGGTCAAGTTCCCTTATGCCGAGGTCAGCGGCAACTACACCGACGCACTGACGATCGAAGCGGCCTTTACGGAAGCTGAAGATATCCGTGCGCTGGAGGCTCTGGTCGGGCGGCTCGTCTGCGCGAAAACGCCGACAGAAGACATGGTCGTCGGGTATCTGGACATCCTGCAAAAAGACCATGACGGGTTCGTCACAACGTTTTCCTTCACCGTGCAGCAGATCGACTACAGCGAGGAGGTGCAGCTGTGAAGCGGGAAATATCCTACAGGATCGACGTACTGCGCAATGGTGCAAAGCTGACAGAGCTTTTGTGGTCGGAAGAATCCCCGCCGAACGTCTATATTGACACGACCGGAGATATAAAGGGCAGCCTGTCCGGCACGTTCCGGCACAACCCAGTTGTCGATTACATTGCCGATGACTTGCAGCCATGGATCGGTATAAATGGAGAATGGGCGCCGCTTGGCGTTTTCCGCATCGCGACGCTCACAGAACAGGAAGACGCAAGCGGCCATTGGATAGAAGCAGAAGCCTATGACCGGTGCTGGATGCTTCAGACCATGACGACGGAAGGCATTATGCACATCCCAGCTGGGACTGCCTATCTCACCAAAATAGAGGAGCTTCTTATTGAAGCTGGAATCGGCCTTGTGGTCGCTGCACCGACCGACGCTATTCTGCAAACTGACCGAGAGGACTGGCAGGAAGGCACTCCGTATCTGACGATCGTCAACCAACTGCTGGACGAGATCAATTATAAGCAGATCTGGTTTGACGGCAACGGTGTAGCGCATCTGGAGCCGGTCGCACAGGCCTCCGCCGCAAATATCAAATGGTCGTACAGTGCAGAGGACGTAATTCTGTGTGCGCCCGTTTCTCCGGAGTTGACGCAGGAATTTGACGTTTTCAGCGCACCGAACGTCTTCGTCGCCATTTGCAGCAATCCGGATCTGGAAGCTCCGCTGGTAGCCAGGGCAGAAAACAACAATCCGTCCAGCGCAACGTCTGTTTTCCGCCGCGGCCAGCGCATCACGCAGCTACTCAAGGTTGACAACATCGCCTCGCAGGAGGCTCTGCAAGCCTATGTGGACGACATATGCTTCCAGTCCCTGTTCAGCCATAGGGTTGTAACGTTTGAGACGCTGGCCGAAGGCGGACACGGCGCGGGCGATATTCTGTCTCTCGGCCACAAGGACATGGGCGGGATTTTCGAGGAAACCGCCTGGTACATCACAATGACGCCAGGCGAATTTATGAAACACACAGCAAAAAGGACGGTGATTGCATGATTGATGGAATTACAGAAGCGGCTGCCATTGAAGAAGACCTGCCATCTGATGCCCAGCTCGCTACGGTTGATGCTGTCTTTGAAGACGGACTCACCTTGATTTTTGATGGGCAGACCACAGCAACGAAGAAGCATTACAAATGCAACACTTCTGTTGCGTTTCAGTCTGGAGATCGCGTGAAAGTTGCAAGGATCAGCGGAAGCTATGTTGTCGAATATGTGGTCGGCGCTCCTTCTACCGGCGGTGGAGGGTCTTCCGCATCAGTTTCTGAGCTTGTTAACGGGTCCTACAAAATCACACTTGATGAAAACGGAAACCTTGTCCCGACTGGGAATGTGAAACTTGGTGCAGAAAATAACCGTTTTTCGGCTCTTTACGCTGGTGCTTTAAATTCAAAATCAAACCATTTTTTAAGCCTATACGACGCATCTGAGACAGTCCGCCAGTATGCCTTTTACACAACGATCAACAGTTCCAACCAGATTTCAGCATTGCAAGACGTTGTAAATGCGCTGATTAAGATTGGCTTGTGGCAAAAACTAGGAGGGTGATACCATGCGCGAAAAAATTCAAAATGCGCTTTCAGTGGAAGTGACGGGCGCGGATCTGACGAAGGCAACGAAGCTCCAGTTCTGGCTCAAGCAGGGCGAGCTGTTTTTTGAGTACGCGCCGCAGGTCGTAGATCAGACGCATTTGCTTGTCATCATCCCCTTTGCCGACGCGATGCAGCTCGACCCCGGCAAGAGCGCACGGCTCCAGCTGGCGCTGACGGATGCGGACGGCAATCCGCAGGCAGCGGATATTGTCTCTGCGCCGGTCAAGGACCTACTCAAGGAGGCGGGATATGATTAAAATGACGCTTTCCCAGCCGGAGATCAAGATGAAGATCGCCCCGGCGAAGGTGGTTTACACGGGAGATAGCAAGCCGTATGAGGGCGTATACGACGTAACGCCGAAGACTTACGAGCCGGTGGTCTTGCCGACCAGAAACCGGCTTTTGTCCCGCGACGTGAACGTCGCAAAGATTCCACAGTACGAAGTATCCAACGCCGCCGGTGGGCTGACGCTCATCATGGGCGACGAGTATATGAACAGTTAGGAGTGAGCATATGGCAAACAAGTACGTAAACAAAATCGTTGTGGGGACGGAGGTAAAGCTCGACCTGTCGGCGGACACCATCGTCCCGAGCGATCTCAAAAAGGGGGTCACCGCGCACGACAAGTCTGGCGCGCCGATTGTGGGCTCGAATGAGTTTGACGTAAACTCGCAGGACGCGACCGCCGCCGTGGCGGAGGTGCTCAAGGATAAGACATTTTACGCGCGAGGCTCGAAACTGACCGGCACTATGCCGGACAACGGCGGCCAGACGCTGGACATCGCCGACAAGGACGAAGAACCGGCCATTCCGATGGGCTTCCACGACGGCTCCGGCAAAGCGCGCATCAAGCCCACGGAAAAGGCAAAGCTTATCCCGGGCAACATCAAGTCCGGAATCTCCATCCTCGGCGTGGTGGGCAGCTACGGCGGCGAGGCGGTCAAGGCACAGGCAAACAAGAACGTCACGCCGAGCTTTTCTGAGCAGGTCGTCACGCCAGACCCCGATTTTGACTATCTGTCGCAGGTGACTGTCGCGGCGATTCCCGTCACCTACACCGACAACGCCGCAGGAGGGCAGACGCTCCAGATCGGAGGCTGAGATGGCAGTCAACAAAGTCGCCCTGAACGGCGAAATCAAGCTGGACCTGACCGCCGATACCGTAACGCCGGAGACACTTCTCAAGGGGAAGACGGCGCACAACGCGGCGGGCGAGCTGATTACAGGAGTGTATGAGCCTATGAACATAAAACAGTACACCGGCACGCTGCTTGCTTCGGGCTGGTCCGAGGACTCGCACGGCTACCAGGCGCAGACGATCACGATCACGGGGCTGAAAGCTTCTTATGACGTTGACCCGCAGTGGGACGTTGCTCTCTCCGGCACGGACCCAGACGCGGACGCTGCACTTTTGGAGGGCTTTGCGGTAATCCACAACTACGTAACTGGCGCGAACTCTTTGACCGCCCAGTGCATCGGCAAAGCGCCGACGGTTAATATCCCCGTGAAGGTGGTGGTCTTCGGATGAGCGGAAGGAGCCCAAGATGGTTTACTGGAATTAAGCCTTCATATGAGGCAAATTTTTCGGATAATACCTGGGAACAGATCATTGCTATCTGCCAGAAAAAGGTTGTCCCCTCAACGTGGAAGATTGGAGATCAGAAGGCGATGATGATTGGCTCCACGGACTATCTGGTTGACATTATCGGTATCAATCACGATGACTATTCCGATGGCTTCGGCAAAGCCCCGTTTACCTTCCAGTTGCACGACTGCTACGGAAAAAACGAAATGGAGGGCAGCAACACAAACAGAAACGGTTGGGCTGGCTGCGCCATGCGGCAAACACATCTTCCTGCCATCTTGGTTCAATTGCCGCTGGAAGTGCAAAATGGCATCCAGAATGTGAATAAACTTACATCTGCGGGCAACAAAAGCACCACCATCGTAACAACGGCAGACAAACTGTTTTTTCCAAGCGATGTGGAAGTGTTTGGTGATGTTGATTCTTCCGCGCCAGGCGAAGGTAAACAATATCAGTATTACAAAGAAAACGGAAGCAAAATAAAAATGCTAGACGGCGCGGAATCCAGATGGTGGACACGTTCCCCGTCTATAAACGGCACCACAAATTTTATCTTCGTATCATCCGCCGGCACTAAGGGAACTATCCGGGGCGGCGCTGCGCTTGGCGTGCCATTTTGCTTCTGCTTCTAGGGGGTGCATCAATGGGAATGTTTTTACGAAGGGGACTTCCCAGCAAATTCATGGTAATTCTGAGCGTCCCTGTTTCTTACAGCAGTACCTATTCCATGTATGCCGTAGTTAACGGCGAAAAACTAACGGATGCTGCAGCACTGACGTTTCCTTCTGGAAGTAAAGTTCCGATCACCATATCATATAAGGCACGAAACAGCCGCGGCAACGTTATTTTGAACGGTGTAACTGCATCAAACGAAAAAGAAGGTACTTACGAATTTGTAGCCACAACAAACACACGCATTTTGTTCGAACAAAAGAAAACATATGACGGAAACGGCAACGTTGTGTGGACACCGACCTGCACCATCACGGAAAATTGATTTAGGGGGTTATTTAATGTACATCACACACAACAATCAAACCTACGCGAACGTCCGGGTATACAGCACCTCCGGCTCGGTCCGGTTTACAGGCGATTCTCTTTCGGGGGTGACAGAGCTGAGCGGCCCCGTCGTGGTCTTCGCGGACAACGGCTTCGAGCTGCGGACGTTCGCACCGATCGATTATCTCCGACAGGACATCAAAGACGGCAGCTGGCTTCTGACGAATACGCCGGTCCCAACGCCGCAGCCGGTCACGGTCCAGCCTGTGACGTATGATCTGACCGTTTCCACGGCAAACGCCGTGCGCCTGCTCATGGCGGGCAAGCAGCCCGAGATGGCGGACGAGATTATTAAATGTTCGGCGCTCTGGGACGAGTGGGAGCCCGGAAAGCACACGGTCGATGAGATCTTTACCGTAGGCGGCGACCCGTGGAAAGTCTACCAGAGCTACGACAACGCCGTCTATCCGGACATCGCGCCCGGAAACCAGGCATGGTACACGTTCAATAAGCCGCTCCACGGCACGACAAGGGAAACTGCGCGGGAGTTTATTCAGCCGCAGGCGGGTACGGTCGACATCTATCACACCGGCGAGTGGTGCATCTTCGAGGGCAAGGCGTGCAAGGCAAAGAGAGATACCAATTTCAGCCCGAAGGATTATCCGGCGGACTGGGAAGTTGAGGAATAACGGACTGCCAATGGCAGGAAAGGAGCATGCATGAATGAAGTAGAAATGGAACACAGAATCACTGCCGTTGAAAAGCTTGCGAAGGGAAATGAACGGCGCATCGGAGATTTGGAATCCGACAACAAAGCCTTGCTGGACTTATCAACGTCCGTCGCGGTCATGGCAGAGCAGATGAAGACCATGAGCAGCAAGGTCGACAGCATGGACACTGCCGTCAAACGCCTCCAGAACGTCCCAGCGAGCCGCTGGGAGGGGCTTATCAAGGCAGCCGTGACAGCGATCGTCGCTGGGCTGGTAGGCTACGCGCTGGCTCTGGCGGGGCTGGGAGGCTAGTATGGCGGACGAGCAGAAAAAGCCGCAGCGGAAGACAAAGGGGCGCATGGCGCGGGAGCTGGTCTACTACTGCATCTATGCCCTGACGCTGACGCTTGCGTGGGCGATCATCACCAAGACGGTCGCGGTCATCCTCGACCGCCCGTCCGACCTCTCCGACGTGCTGATCTTCGCGGCGGCGGCGTTCGGCGGAGAGTTGCTGCTCCTGCTGTGTAAAAGAGTATTCGCAAAACCAAATGAACCGGTAGAATGAAAGGGGTACATACAAAATGACAGAAAAGAAGTTTTTTGAGCTTGTGAAAAAGCTGGTGACTGTTTACACCAACGAACACTTAGACAAGAGCGACGGCAAGCAGATCAGCCCTGATGACGTTTACGTCGTGTGGTACTGCAAAACGTTGCAGAATTGGAAAGCGCTGGCTTCCACGACGCTGTTTGACGGCATGTACTATGAACTGACGCTCAACGGCGACAAGCAGGAAATCTATCTCGACGCTTACAAGAAGTTCGAGAACCGCGCAATCAAGGTGGAGGGCTGATTATGGAAAACATCAAAAAGCGGCTGGGCAATTTGCTCAGCGTCAAGAGCCTGGTCACGCTCACGCTGACGGGCGTGTTTGCCTACATGGCAGTCGCGGGCAAGATCTCGCAGGACTTTATGACGATCTATGCCGTGATCATTGCGTTTTATTTCGGAACCCAGAGCCAGAAGACGCAGGACGTGCTGGATAGTGCTGGCACGCCGCAGGGGGGCGAACAGAAATGATGAAAGCGTCCGAGCTTGTCAAACGGCACATTGACGTCGCGAAGAATTACAAGACTGTCTACATGTGGGGCTGCTTCGGCTCCCCCGTGGGCGAGACGATCATTGACGAGAAATCCGCGCAGTATCCGGATTGGTACACAGGCGGGAAAGTCGCATATCTGCGCAATCTTATCGGCAAGGGCTATTTTGGCTTTGACTGCGTGAACCTCACGAAGGGCATTCTCTGGGGCTGGAACGGCAACAAAAACGCCTACTACGGCGGTGCAAGATACGCATCGAACAGCGTGCCGGATGTCTCCGCCGACGGCATGATCGCAAAGTGCTACGCCGTGTCCGGCATCGGCTGGGACAAGCTGATTCCCGGCGAAGGTCTCTGGATGCCCGGTCACTGGGGCATGTACATCGGGGACGGTCTGGCGGTAGAGTGTACGCCCATCTGGGACAACGGCGTGCAGATTACCGCTGTGCAGAACATCAGCACGAAAGCAGGATATCACGCCCGCAATTGGCAGAAGCACGGCAAGCTCCCGTGGGTCGAGTATGACACCGTAAAGGTCGACGAGGCCGTCGAGGAAGCAAAGAAGACCATCCGGCAGAAAGCCGGATTGACCGACGGAACGATTGATTATCTCGCCGCCTACAAGTACGGCGACGATCTTCTCAAAAAACTCGCAAAGGCGATGAAGTAAACTGTCAGCCGCGCCCTTCCGGAAGGAGGGACGCCTTTGGCGAGCGCGAGAGTCAATATACCCGAAGATCTGTCCGGTTTGCTGCACAGCGAGTGGGAGCGCGTCATACGCGAGGCCGGATACAGCAGGCAGGACGCCGAGATCGTGCGCCGGTACATCATCGGCAAAACGCCGCAGATCGATGTGGCGGTGGAGCTTTGTATGGAGCGCAGCACACTTTCCCGACGGCTGCCCGGAATTTACACAAGGGCGCGGCAGACAGCTGAAAAACTGCACATGATATGAAAATCCCGGTGTCCAAGTTGGGCACCGGTTTTTTCACGCAGATTCACACAAAATCACACTCCCGCCACCCTTAAAAATCTGCGCTCCGGTACAATGGGAGCATAAGGAGGGACGCACGATGGCGTATAACCCATACACTGGGCGCTGGGAAATGGACGGCGCGCAGCAGGTGCAGATGCAGCCCATGCCGCGGGCGCAGGTGCCGCAAATGCCGCAGCAGCCGCCGAAACTCGGCGTGCTGACCGTGGCCAGCGAGGCCAGTATCAACAATTTGCAGATGCAGCCGAACGATAACGCGCTCGCGCTGCATGAAACGGAGAATCTGCTCTATTACATCCGGACAGACAGCATGGCGGCAAAAACCGTCGCAAGGTTCCGCATTTTTCCGGAGCCGACCGAAGAAGAAAAGGCAGCAAACCAGTTACAGGAGCAGTTGAAGCAGATCGCAGAAGGTATGCAGAGTATGGCGGAAAGACTTGAGAATTTGGAGGGAAAAGTAAATGCAAAATCCGATCATGGCGCTGATGGGCGGAAACAGCGGAAACAAAGTGTTGAGCGGGCTGATGCAGACGGCAATGACGACGCTTAAAGGACAGAGTCCGCAGATGGTCCTGAGTTTCCTTGCCTCGCAGCCGGGGTTTAATGACTGGTTCGAGGCGAACAAAAACAAAACCGTGGGAGACCTCATAGGGCAGATTAAGTGATACCACGCGAAAGCGTTTATCAAATCTGACGGAAAGGAGGGACATCTATGGACAACAAGGACTATGGCTTCGGCGGCTGGGGCATTGTGATTCTCATTGCACTGTTTTTCCTGCTCTTCGCCGGACGAGGCTTCGGCGGCAGCGGCGAAAGCTCGCCCGCTACGCAGGCAGACGTGCAGCGCGCCACTGACTTTGCCGCACTGGAACGCCAGAACAACGAGGGCGTCGCAGCGACGCGCCAGAGTGCGTATGACGTCACAAGCGCCGTCAAGGACAACGCCTACAACATTCTCGGCGAACTGCGGGATTTGCAGTCTGTCACAGAGGGCGGCTTCTCCGCGCAGCAGAAGTGCTGCTGCGAAATTCTCCGCGCGATTGACGGCGTGAACTACAACGCCAGCATCAATGCATGCGAGATCAAGACCGCCATCCACGCCGAGGGCGAGGCAACGCGGACGCTCTTGCAGCAGCAGGAGAACCAGCGCCTGCGCGACGAACTCGCACAGAGCCGCGCCGCGAACAACGACTATATGCAGTCGCAGTACATCCTCGGCCAGCTGGGCAGGTATTATCAGAACCCGCCCTGCAATCCGTGCGGCTGCGGCGGCTAACAGCCGGAAACATCCTGATATAACTATCCGGGGCGATTGCCCCGTTTTTCATAATTTTGAAAGGAGTAATTTAAATGGCTTGTAATAACGGCAATGGAAATCGGGCGTATCTGAAATCTTGCGTCCGATATTTTAATAACAGCCCGCAGACGCTTGCGGCAAACGCCGCGACAGTGCTGACGCTTGCGGGCGCGAAGGTCGTAAATTCCGGGGAATCCATTCAGGTGGAGCCGCAGAGCTACGACACCGTAAAGATCGGTCTGTACCACCTGGCAGCGGACGCGGTCATTGCGTCGTCTGCGGCGGGGGAAATCACCTTGCAGTGGTACATGGACGGCGTCGCGCTGCCCTGCACGCTGCGCAAGGTAACGCTTCCGGCAACCGGAAACACCGAGATCCACACGGAGACAGATCTGGCACTGTCCGGGTGCTGCTGCTGCGTAAATCATACGTTTACGCTGGTTGCAACGACGGACACGACGGCGGCAGGCAGCGTGGTCGAACTCTGCACCGGTCTGCTCAAACTCGCGTAGCCTATGACAGATAAAATCTATGCCTACAAGGCAAAACTCTGCGAGGCGCTTGAGACGTGCATGGCGGAGCCGGTAAGCGCTCGCAGCGTCGGAAACTGCTGCATGCTCATGGACGCACTGTGCAAAGCCGATAAGCTTACCATGACGGACAAAAACCAGACGTTTACAGAGGCGGACGCCAAACGCTGGACAGAACATATGGAGAATGACGACGGCTCGACAGGTCCGCACTGGACGCTGGAACAGGCAACCGCCGTTGCAAACAGCATCGGCGTGCATACGGACCCGTGGGTATGGTTCGCGGCGCTCAACATGGAATATTCCGACGGCTGGGAAGTCGCCGGGAAGTACGGGCTTGACCGCCCGGAATACTACGCAGACCTCGCCAAAGCGTTTTTGTTTGACAAAGACGGCGGCGGACCAGTGGCAAAGATCGCCGGGTATTATCACGGTATCGTAGAGCCGAGGCTCGAAAGAGATTGAACACAGTAAAAACACAGCAATCTGATTTTACATTGGTATTACTTTGGATTTATATGCTTCGAATCCCTCCCACTCCGCCATGATGAAAGCACCCGATAATTTGATTATCGGGTGCTTTTGTTTGTATATTTTCTGATTTTATCAGCCGAACACGGAACTTTATATCAAAAATGTTTTGTTTTCTGGCTTGCACCAGCATGGCAAAGCCTAGCATATCCTAGCGCCAAAATACACGCCTGCGAACACAGGATGAACACAGTAAATCAGGGTCAAAAGGACTTGCCCATTTTTGCGGCTGCATCGTCGATGGTATTATCCAAAATATCCGTGTAAATGTCCATCGTGGTCGAGAGCTGGGCGTGGCCGAGCAGCTGCTGGGCAGTTTTATAATCCACGCCTGCCTCGTGCAAAGCTGTCGCGTAGCCGTGCCGGATCTCATGCGGCGTGACGGTGACGCCGGTGCGCTTCTGGTAGTCCTCGTACTGCCGGGTGATCTTCCAGTCCGGCGTCGGGGTTTTGCCGCCGTCGTCAGAAAATATAAAACCGCGTTTTTTATCTGGCAGGGCAGCGGCCAGCGCGTCCAGCAGCGGCACGGATCGGATACCGGCCTCGGTCTTTGGCTCCTTGATCTCCGGTTTGGTGCTGACGGTGTAGACGCTGCGCTGGATACGGATGCGCTTTGCCTTGCGGTCGATGTCCTCGTACTTGAGCCCCTCCACCTCGCCGCGGCGACACCCAGTATAGTAGATCAAAAAGGCAAAGAGCCCAAAGTCGTCCGAAAGGCCGGCTTTTATTTTTTTTATTTGATCAGGGCTTGGCGCGCGGCGCTTTTTCTGCGGCAGGTTCTTGGGGAGCAGGACGGCCTCCGCCGGATTGTAGGCGATATAACCCTCGCGCTGGGCTTTGTTTAAGATCTGGCGGATGATCTGCCGCTGCGTGACGACGGTCTTTTTGGCGTAGGTCTTCGCAAACTGGTTGATATAGCGCTCAATATCCTTGGTCGTGATCGAGGCTACGTCCATCTTGCCGAATTCGGCTACGGCGCGCTCATAGGCCGGGTTATAGCCCCGGTGCGTATTTGCGGCCAGCGTCGGCTCGATCTCGTTCCACCAGGCGCGGGCGACGTTCTCAAAGGTTTCGGTCTTCCCGGCGGCCGCGTCGGCGCGATAGCTTTTGACTTTCTCCCAGACCTCGCGGTCGGTTCGGCCGCGGAAGGCTTTGCGCTTGCCGTTTATTTTGATGATCGTCTCATGCAGCCCATCCGGGCGCACGTAGTACTTGGGGATCGCCATACAAACCTCCCGTGTCAGACTTGGACACAGCTGCGCAAGGCGGCACGAACCCAGCCGACGTTAGGGTTGCGCAGATCGATAATCAGCGCAATCAGAGCCAGTGTCAAAACGGCGCACAAAACAAAAATAATCCCGGTTCGCACGCGCACCCCGCGCGCATATATCCGCAGCAGATGCTTTGTGTGCGCAAGCTCCTGCTGAAGCTCATCCGGCTGCTCCGGCTGCCCCTGGCATTTGATCCCGTATACGGCGTCAATGGACACATGCAGTGCCTTACAGATTGGAGCCGCTGTCTGGATGTACGTATTTTTTGTCTCGCCGCGCAGAAACTGCGCGACGGCGTTGACCGATATGCCTGACTCATCGGCTACATCCTGGTATGTTTTGCGTGGATGCAGGTTTTGCCACTGTTCACGGCATATTTCCCACAACTGCTTGTCCAAAACCATTCCCCCTGTGCAAAGAAACCATCTGAAATAGGCCGCAAAGCCCATCTCAACGGCTGGTAATCCCATCCAAAAGCTGATAGCATAGTCTCATAAGCAGCTCCCACACTGCTTGCAGCAAACCAAAAGCCCCGCCGTCAGTGGCACGACGGCGGGGCGAACAAACGGAACGAAGATGCCCCCATCCGTGACGCGGTGTCCAAATCGGACACAAAAAAAGCGGAGACGCACAAGGCATCTCCACTTTGTTGGACATCGGCAGGGCGGCGTATCCTGCATCTCAGGTTCCCTTTCGGGAGTGTCGGGAGCCATTTCCGACCTCAACGTCCTAGAACAGTATATGTTCTGATGCCTAAATTAAACCACAAATATTTCCTGATGTCAATATTCTGCTTTGTTACTTTTCTTTGAATTTTTTCAGTCGGCCGCTGTTGAGCCGGTTCGTCAGCTTGCCGGAGCTGATCTCGTAGACGCTGGCGACATAGTGATATCCGTTTTTCGCGTCCAGCTTGACGCAGACCATCACGTTTGCGTCAAGCGCCTTGACAAGCTCGACGCTTCCCGGCTCCTTCGGGTTGTGCCCGACGTAGTCCGGCTCCGCGATGATGGACGGAACCAGCGCGACGTTCCCGGTTTCATCCGGATGATGCTTCTGGACGTGCACGGCCAGACCGGCTGACTGCATGATCTCGCCGCAGGGAAGTTCCTGCCCCGTGAGCGCATTGAACTCGTCTATGTAGTCGCCCACGCGAAACAGCTTTTCGCCCACGGTTTGCCTCCTGATTATTGCTTCAGATTTGCCTGCGCGTCCCAAACGGCATCCCAGAAGTCCGTCTCGTTTACGATCTGGACTTTCGCGCCTTCTCGACGAAGCGTCATGGCTTCCTCAATTTTTCGGCCATAGCAGGAATACGCCCAGCACGGATTCCCAGCATTGCCGACTACAAGATAATCTGTCTTGGTGGATACGGAAGACTTCGCACTTCCACCCAAACCCTCAACATCTTTTGTCATTTCCGCCCGCGTCGCACGGTAAGACTCGCCGGTAAAGCAGAAGCGCTTGCCTTCAAACGTAATCTCTGGGCAGTAGGCACAGATACCAGCAACCGAGTACTTGCGGCGCAGCTCTTCAAAGTCAGGCTCGTTGAGGGTCACGGATTCCTTAAAGTCAACGACATTACTGCAAAACGCAAGCAGTGTATTCCGCTCGTCTTCTGTGACTGCGCCGTCCTCCAGAATCGTATGCAGCATGGAGTTCAGCTCGTCGAAAGGATATGTACCTTGCAGGTATTCGTTCGTATCGAGCCATGCGGACAACGCACGAATTTCGCTGTCGCTGATTTCCGTGTCGGCCATGATGCCGTGAATCAGTCCATGCAGGAACTGAACGGAGGAGGTGAGGATGCTGTAATAGCTGGAATTATCCGCAAAGTTATTGCAGAGCCAGAGAATATTCTTACGCTCTTCCTCATCAATGTGGTCATCCTTGACGGCTGCCTCTACGACCGGGATGATCTCTGAAAACGGATGGCGATCTTTCAGCCCAGAGTGCAGGATACACCAGTTTGACAGCTCGGCAAGCTCTAATTCGTTTACATCACCGCTGGAAGAAATGCCTGCAACGATGCCACGAAGCATGTTGATTGCCTTGTGCAGCTCTGACGGCTTGGTAAACTGCCTGTAGTCCTGTTGTCCAATCGTATCGTTCATATCATACCTCTTTTCAAGAAAACCTCATAGAAAAGTGTTGCATCGCGCTTCGCTAGAAAATACTGTAAAATATAAAAACTACAAAAGAAAGGGCATGCCTACATAATGGATGAACTGCTTCGCGACTTGCTTTCCCTGTCCCCGGAGGGGCTCAGTCTTTTTTGCGCGTATATCGCTGCTTTAGAAAATCGAGATACGCCCGCGCTTCCTTCTGCGCCTCAGGCGGCAAATGCATAAACGCTTCCATCGCGCTCAACACCTCATCGGGAACCCCGATGGGGTTTTCTGTTTCTTCCGTGCCCATCAGAATCGCGACTGTCGTGTTCCAATGCTGCGCAAGCTTTTCAATTCTCGCATAGGGCGGTTTGATCTGGCCAGTTTCGTATTTTGTGTAAGTCGTTCTGCCAATGCCGAGGTAATCGGCAATATCCTGCTGAGACTCATCATTGGCTTCGCGGAATTTTTGAAAATTGTTCATCGGAATCACCTGATTTTAGTATAAGTGAACTCGCGTCACAATGCAATTGTGATTTTAAGTAACTTTTATATTGACAAACGTGATTCCTTGTGCTATATTGCAATTAGTGATTATAAATCACGTTTTAGAAGAGATGTTATTTTAACGGAGGTGACAATTACGAAAGGTTTAGCATACATGCGCAAACGCGCAAATCTCAAACAGTTCGAGCTGGCCGACATCCTAAAGGTCGAGCGCAGCACCATCGCGAAGTGGGAGTCCGGCGCGGCCTTCCCGCGGGCGGCGCAGCTGCCGGAGCTGGCGGCGGCGCTGCACTGCACGATCGACGAGCTCTACCAGCCGCCGGAAGAATCTGCTTAGGGGGCAAGCTAAGATGGATGACATTTTTACAAAACGCCTTGCGCAGATGATGCATCAAACGCAAATGACACAAGGTGCTCTTGCGCGAGAGATCGGCGTGCAGCGGCAGACTGTGTCGCTATATATGCTGGGGCGAAGCCGCCCGGACACTGACCGCCTGATCTTGATTGCAAAAGCGCTCAGCACAACGCCAAATTATCTGCTTGGTTTTACAGACAACCCAAGCCCGGAGGGAGTGACCAGAGTGATTAAACTTGAGGTTCGGCCATACTGCGAGCGCTGCCCGGAGTTTACGCCGGAGAAGCTCACAGATCCATGCAGCCGGTATTACCAAGACAGCTGCCTGGCCGACGTCGACACGCTTATTGTTTGTGCGCATCGCCAGCGCTGCGCCGCGATTGCAAATTGGTTTAGAGCAAGGGAGGGAGAGCGTAATGCGTGAAGCAGAAGGGTACCGGCCGCAGCTGGAGCTTTTGACGGACATGTTCCCGGCACGGGCGGCGATTACGGTCACAGAATGTCAGGCGGTGCTGGGGCTTGACCGGCGGACGCTTTTGGCCGACCGGGAGTTCCCCGCGCGGAAGATCGGCAATAAGTACGCCATCCCGCTGACAGAACTCGCCCGCTGGCTGACACGAAGATCATAGCAGAGTATGCCCAGGCACACCATGAGAAATACCTGCCGAAATCAAAAGGCGGCTTGCAGACTTGCTGCCGGAATGGAGGACAACATGTCGAATATTTACCAGGCCGCGAGATTGCAGAAGGGCATCACCCAGGAACGCGCCGCAGACGCCATCCCTTGTTCCGTGCGGAGCTTGGCGGACTATGAGAGCGGCGTGAGAATCCCGCCCGCGGAGACGGTCGTCCGCATGGCGGAAATTTACGACGCGCAGTATCTGTGCTACCAGCACCTGCGCCAGACGAGCGAGATCGCCCAGCGGCTCATTCCCGATGTACGGGAGTGCGATCTGCCCGAGGCAGTCTTGCGGCTCATTGATCAAATTTATGACTTTGCCGACGCGCGCGAAGACAGGCGTCTGATTTCCATTGCAAAAGACGGCATGATCGACGAGACGGAGCGGCCGGAGTTTGACCGGATCGTCTCCAAGCTCGACGAGATCATCCAAAGCGCGCTGGCTGTCGCTTACAACAAAGGAGGATAATTCTATGAAGAAATTTTGCAAGCTGGCCGAAAAGCTCATGTGGAGCTCGATTGTTGTCGCCTTCGTGGCCTTCCCGTGGCTTGCCGCGAATTACAGCATGATCTGAGGTGCGGACGATGAAAAAGAGCGTAAAAAAATCCCGCACAGCCGCTGCGAACGACTGCACGGGACCGATGTCAAAGGACATCATGAAGGCATCTTTAGTTTATCACGGTTTGCTGCCAATTGCAAGTGGGGAGGTGAAATTTTGGAGAATCCACAAGAATTCCGGGCTTTCTGGTCTGTCATCCCCGCAACCGTCTTAGACGATATGCAGCTGCAAGCCAATGCAAAGATTTTATACGGCGTGCTCTCGTCTCTCATGCGGCGCGAGGGCTACTGCTGGCCGAGTAACGCCCAGCTGGCCGCCGCCATGCACTGCTCCGAGGATGTTATAAGACGCTGGCTTGCTGCTTTGCAGCATGACGGGCACATCCAAGTCCGGGTCGTGCCGAACCGCAAGACGGGCGGTTCCATCCGCTACATTTCCCCCGTGGTCGCCGCGCCGGTCATCCTCGACGAGGATGATGGGTACCGGGACGAACAGCCCGGTACGTACCGGGACAAAAATCCCGGGGTACCGGGACAAACTTCCCGGTCTATATATAAGGATGGATATAAAAAAGATAATAAAAAGAAAAAGGAAAAAGAAAGTGCGCCGTCTGGCGACGTCGCCGCCTCCCTCCTTGCCAAGTGCGCGCTTTACGGTCCGTCTGCCACCGAGGCGATGGGGCGGTTCTTGAAAATGCGGGTCGAGATCAAAAAGCCGATCAAGTCCAAGCAGGCTGCCACACTGCTTTGGAACAAGCTCATGAGCCTGTCCGACGGCGATTCGGCAAACATGGCCGCGCTGCTTGACCTCGCAACGGAGCGGCAGTGGCTGAGCGTCTTCCCGCTGAAGGACGACGAGCTGCCGAAGCCGAAGGCCCGCGAGGTTGATACGGGAGGTGTTCGGTTCTTATGACGGACGAAAAAAAGCTCTTGGAGGCGCAGCAGGCCGTCCTCGGCGCGATGCTCATCGACGAGAAGACGGTCGGTCCTGTCCTCCAGGACGTCACGCCGGACGACTTCACAACCGGCGCTTACCGGCAGATCTTTCTTGCCTTCCGGGCACAGTTTGCAAGCGGCGCGGCGTGCGACCCCGTGACCGTCAACGCAAGGCTCGGCGGAAAGTATGACAGGCTCCTCATGGAGCTGATCGAGATCACGCCGACGAGCGCGAACGTCAAGAGCTACGTCGCCATTCTCAAACAGGAGGCGAGAATCCACCGCTTGCAGGACGTCGCGCAGCGGATGCTGGAGGCAGAGGACGAGGATGCGCTGCGAGCGCTCATGAGCGAAGCGAACGCCCTGTCGGTCGAGCGCCCCGGTCTTCGTGTGGTCGGCATGGAGGACGCGCTCAGTAAGTTCTACGTTCGGCACGACCCAGACGCGAAGCCGGTGTACCTGGACTTCGGCATGGACGACATCAACGACAACGTCTACGCCGGCCGCGGGGACATGATCGTCATCGGCGGATATCCGTCAGACGGCAAGACGAGCCTGGCACTGACGCTTGCCGTCCGGATGGCAAAGACGCAGCGCGTCGGGTTTTACAGCTACGAGACGGACGCAGACAAACTCTTTGACCGCATTGTCGCGATGACCGCGCAGGTAGGGCTTCCGAAGCTCAAACTGAACGCGATGAACGGAAACGACTGGGACGCGGTCGCGGCAGTCTCCGCAAGGCTCGGCGCGGTGAAGCTGGAGCTGGTGGAGGCGTCGGGCATGACCGTCCAGGACATCCGGGCGCACAGCCTGTCCAAGCGCTACGACGTGATCTTCATTGACTACCTGCAAAAGATCAAGTCGGACATTACAGGCCGCGCGAGCGCCGACCAGTTTCAGGTCGTCTCGAAAATTTCGAGCGATCTTCAGCAGTTCGGGCGGCAGACCGGCACGCCGGTTATCGCGCTCTCCCAGCTCTCTCGCCCGGAGAAAACAAAGGCGGGCAAAATCCCGCCCCCGACGCTCTCGGCGCTGCGCTCGTCCGGTCAGATCGAGCAGGACGCGGACGTCGTTATGCTTCTCTACCGTGAAGAGCCGGACAACAGCCGCAGCCGCCGAATCCTGAACATCGCGAAAAACAAGGAGGGTGAGGCGAACATCGCGCTGATGCTGACCTTCGACGGTCAGACGCAGACCTTCCGCAAATCTGCCGCGCAAGCGCCGCTTCCTCCGCAGGACAAGCGCTGGCAGCCGTGCAACGACGATATCCCCGAGCAGTTCAAACTGCCCGGATGAAGAAAGGACAAAATCATGAAGGCAATTTCCATTCTGAACCTCAAGGGCGGCGTCGGCAAGACCGTCACGAGCGTCAACATGGCATACATTCTTGCCGCCGACCACAAAAAGCGGGTGCTGCTTGCTGACTGCGACAGCCAGTGCAACGCGACGGAGTTCTACGGGCTCACTGAGCCGGGGCTTTACGGCGTGGCGGACGTAATGCTTGGAACATGCGAGGCATATTACGCCGACAACATCTCCGAGACGGTCTACGGCGTGGACATGCTCCCGGCGTCCGATGCGCTGATGGACTTAGATCTATCGTCCATCGGAGATCGCGTGAACGGCAGCTGCCTCAAAGGCTTCTGCGACGCCATCCGCGAGGACGATGCGTATGACTACGTTATTTTTGACTGCCCGCCGGCATTCAACGCCGCCAGCGCCGCGGCGCTCCTCGCGTCGGACGAAGTAATCATCCCGATCAAACTCGATGCATTCAGCCTGCGCGGTCTTGCGAACGTCTCGCGCCAGATTGACAACATGCACAAGATTAACCCCGCACTCAAGATCGCGGGCGCGCTGATCACCATGTGGCGCAACACGCCGGTCGTGCTGGAAGCGGAGGGAAGTCTCCGGGAGTGCGGCATCCTGCCGGTCTTTGAGCAGCACATCCGCCGCACCGACAAGATCGACGAGATGACCTTCGAGCGCAAGCCGATCACGGTCTACTCGCCGTACTCGGCAGCCGGATATGATTACCGGGCATTCGTGCAGGAGTACATCCAGCCGCCCGTGACCATGGACGAGATTCTGAGGGGGGGCTTTGGTGATGGCATTTGACGTTTCAAGCATTTTTGCCCAGCAGGTGCAGGCGGTGTCCAAATCTGACACCGGTCGGGAGCTCATGCAGGTCGACATTGACGATCTTGTTGGCAACGACGCGAACTTTTACGCGGTCGACGAAGATAAACTCGAAGACCTTAAAAACTCCATTGCGCTGTCCGGCATTATGGACCCGCCGACGGTCACGCGCACGGAGGATGGCAAGTACCGCCTTATTTCCGGCCACCGCCGCACGGCCGCGGTTCGGGCTTTGGTCGCAGAAGGGCGCGAGGATCTTCGCAAAGTGCCGGTCTTCGTCCGGAGCCCGAAGAGCGCAGCCATGGAGGAGCTGGAACTCATCATGGCAAACTCCACAGCACGCGTGCTGACAAGCGCGGAGATCAGCCAGGCGGCGCAGCGCGTCGAGCGGCTTCTCTACGACCTCAAGGAGCAGGGCGTGGAGTTCCCAGGCCGGATGCGCGATCATGTCGCGGAAGCCTGCAACGTCAGCAAGACAAAGCTCGCGAACCTCCACATGATTGAAGAAAACCTGATTCAGGATTTCAAGGCACAGTGGGCAGCAGGCAAACTCCCGGACGCGACAGCGTTGGAGCTTGCGCGGTGCGAGATCGCCTTGCAGATGCGCCTGCGTGACGCATTCGCCCGGACAAAGGAATTCCCAACGTCCGCCGGTATCGCGAAGGTGCGCGAACTGGCAGCAGCCGGCGCGCAGTGGCGGCCAAGCGCGTGTCTGCACTGCCCCGACCGCAAACTCTGCCCGAGCTCCCGCGACGACGCGGCGCTCCGGCATGACGCGCTTTGCCCCGCTTGGGGCGGTCAGTGCCTCGGTGCGAAATGCTGCATGGATTGCCCGTCCGGCGCAAACGCCAAGAGCTGGAACGCCTGCGACCAGATGTGCTCCAAGGCCAAGCAGTACCGCGCCGACAAAAACGCTGACGAGAAGCAGAAAGAAGAAGACGCGAAGGAGAAAACGCAGCGCGTCTACCGAGCAGGTGTCCAGCGCAAGGCAGCACGGCTTGTGAGAGCCATAGACGCGGCCGGCCTGCCGGACGATACGAAGCTCACTTTTGCAAATTACTCCGCGGACAAGACCGTCGGAAAAATCCGCGCATACGCAAACGGGGACTTCGGCGACGATTATTTTTACGGCACGGATGTCCTCGGCCCGGACGCGAAGCACGTGCCCGAGCTCTGCGAAAAGCTCAAGTGCTCGGCGGACTATCTGCTGGGGCTGACGGACGAGCTTCAGCCGGTGTCCAAGTCTGACACGGCGGCGCTGCCGGAAGGCGCTTTTCGGATGGCCTGGCGCACAGACCGCGATTTCCCGGACGGTCCGGTCCTGTTGCTGCTTGAAACCGAGGGCATGCGGATCTATGACGTTGATACCGCGCATTGCGGGGAGCTGGAGCTATATAGCGCGGAACTTTTGACGGACAACGACCCGAATATCCTGCGCTGGCTGCCGCTGCCAGAGGAAGGCGGCGAAGCATGAGCCGGGAGCAACGTGTCTGTATGACGTGTCACAAGCGCTTTGACGCCATCAACGACCGGCAGCGCTTCTGTTCAAAGCCTTGTTATCTTACCGCAAAGCGCAACGGGTATGTGCCGTCTGCGATTCGGCGGCCGCCGGAGCCTGTCCACATCCGCCTTCCGCAGCCGCTTCCGGTCTTCCCGGAATTTCAGCTGACGCCGGGTGTTGTCTACAAAGCAGAAAAGCATTTTGGGCAGCTCGCGACCAGAGCGTTTTACATCGTGACGCTCGACGAAAAGCACCGGACGATCGTCCGGCAGGAAGAATGTGAGGAGGTAGACCATGAGTAAAATCATCGCAAAGCCCGGCGCGGCATATGACGTGCTGCGGGCCACCAGTGCGGCGCAGATAGCAGCTGCCGCCCGTCTGAGCCAGCCGACCGTTTCGCGCGTCTTCCGCGGCGAGCCGTGCCAGATCAAGACCGCAAAGAAGCTCTGTCTGGCAATCGGCTGCGGCTTCTCGGACCTTTTTGAGCTCCGGAAAGGAGGCGGCGCGGATGAATAGCAATACCGTTTCCGCCATCGTCATCGCCGTCGAGTTTGCCCTCCGCGCGGTGTGCGTGTACGCCATTTTGCGCGTGACGCTGACGCTGTTTAGCATTCGCAAGGCCGAGAAACTTGAAAAAGAGCGCGACGCAGCGCTTACCTACGTCCCGGAAATCTGCCGGACGTGCGCCTGGGGCGCATCGTGCAAAAAAGGCGACCTATGCTGCCCCTGCCCGGAGTGGAAGTTCTGCGGGAAAACAATCGTGGAGGTGTTCGGCGATGACGACAAATGATCTTCTGGAAGCGCTGGCGCGCCTTCGCGTTGAGACCGGCTCCCTTGCCTGCTTCGGCTGCGGGTACGAGCACAATTGCAGCGTCCGCGGTTGTCAGATCCTGCGCGAGGCTGCGACTCAGCTTGAGCATTTTACCGCCGAGAACCGGGCGCTGCGCAACGTTTCGGCCTCGAAACCGGCGAAGCGCTCGCTGAATGCAAGAGTCACGTACCTGCGGGAGATGGTAAAAGAGCTGAACGCTCAGCGGGAAAAGGCCGAAGCCGAGAGGGACGCGCTGCTCGAGATTGCTAAAAATGGAAAAGATTGCGATACGTGCAAAAATTGTGCGGTATGCGTCAAGCCCGGGACAGACGTTGCGCACTGGTGCGATAGATGTGAGGAAAAATGCCGTTGTTACGGGTGCGGAGGCGACCACTGGGAATGGCGCGGATTGCCGGAAGAGCCGGAGGGAGGAGAAAAGGCATGAGCAAAATCAAAAAGGTAGGATTTGGGTATACGGTGCCGAAAGAACGGTACCAGGAAGCCGCGGAGAATATCCAAAAGCTTGGCGCTATGTACGCAGAGTATCTGCGGAAGAAAAATTTTGATGGGCTTGGAGCGCAAGATGCGCAAGAGCTCATGGCCGACATCCTGCTTGCCTGCACTGCGCTGCTCTATGTCGCAGAATTTGCGGCAGATAAATGCCATATGGTGCCGCTGCCGGGAAAGGATGGAAAAGCATGAAGATTTACATCGCCGGTAAAATCACGGGCGATCAGGGGTGTCAGGCGAAATTTCAAAGGGCGGCAGTGGGGTTGCGGATGTGTGGGAACATCGTGCTGAATCCGGCGGAGCTGCCGGAGGGGATGGAGGCTGCGGACTATATGCGCATTTGTATGGCGATGATCGACGTGGCGGACGCGGTTGTTTTCCTGCCGGACGCGAAGGACAGCGCAGGCGCGCGCCTTGAGAAAGCATATTGTGAATACGTCGGGAAGGAGTATGAGACATGGAACGACTAACATTTGAAGGAAACTTTTGTGACCTTGCGCAGTGCCGAGACTCGGCGTGCCGGCAGAGCGGCACCTGCACGCAGAAGCAGGTGTGGGAGCGGCTAAAGGCTTACGAAGATGCTGGATTATCCCCGCAGGCGTGCGCAGAGGCTCGTGAAATCGAGGAAACGCTTTCCGGCTGTGATTACTCCATCTCACGAATGGTGGAGCTGATGAAAGCCGACAAGGACGGGCGAGTTATTGTTCTACCTGCCAAAAAAGGAGATACACTGTATGCCGTGACTAGGTTTGGCATTGAAAAACGAGTTGTAAAAGAAATTGCAGCGCCATTTTTCTACAATAGTTACGAAAGTAGTGATAGGGCAGCGCTCCCAACCGCTATTAGAAATTTTGGCAAGACCGTATTTTTGAGCCGCGAAGAAGCCGAGAAGGCTTTGCAGGAAATGGAGGGCAAGTAGGATGGCGATTAAACGAATTTGCGACCGCTGCGGGGCAGAGATAAACCCCGAATCGTCTGCAACGTGTGTAAACATCCGCAAGTGGCGCCAACTGGACCAACCGGATATCGAGCTTTGCTGTGCATGCGCGATGCAGCTCAATGAGTGGATAAAACCGCTGGTAGAGGAGGGCAAGAAGGATGGCTAAGTGCATAACCAAAGCGCAGTTGAGACAACTCTATCAGGCTCAGCTCTTCGATAACGACGAATATCTGAGACTTTTAAAAGAGTTTGCAGGAATAGAATCCCGACCGACCACGGAGTACAACCACTACGACGAAAATGGCGAGTTTATTGGTAGCAGCGTGGACACCGATCTTTCTGACCTGCTGGACGAGGCTGGCGTGGAGGTGCGGGACGATGGCTGAACTGAAACCGTGCCCGTTTTGCGGCGGAGAGGCAGCGTTTTTTGGCACAACCTGTACGATAAAGTGTAAACAGTGCGGAGGGGCGTTTATCGCCACAAATCCCGTTGTGACAAGGATGGAAATCGCAGCTGCGTGGAACCGGAGGGTAAATGATGACTGATTATATCCGGCGCGAAGTGGAGTTCCGGGCAAAGGTGACTGAGACCAGCACCTGCACGTGCGCCGCCTGTCACAACGTCGGGCGCGTCGTAAAGCTCAAACTACCAAAAGCACTATACCGTGATGGAATTTTGCAGGCAGAATACAGCGAGTACTGGCTCTGCCTGAACTGCCGGGGATCGCTGGTACAGGCGCTTATGTGGCCAGACGCAGAAGAATGATAGGAGGTGACGACGATGGCTGATTATGTCCGACGTGGCAAGGTTGAATTTGAGCTTTGCGGCGGGAACCTGCCGGAAAAGTACAAGGCTTTTGTACGACGTGTGCTGAATGACAAAAACCTCGTGCCCGCCGCCGACGTTGCGGAGGTGGTGTTTGCACGGTGGGAAGAAGCAGACTGGTGCGAATACGACGCGCAGCGTTGCGAGACTATTCGATACCCGAAGGCAGCAATCGTCTGCACGAACTGCCGGTGCGCTTTCAAAAAGGATGCACTTTGGAGCAGGAACTATTGCCCCAACTGCGGGGCGAAGATGGATGGAGGTGTGCGGACGTGAGTGTGCTCGTAATTGTGTTGGTCGTGCTGCTGCTTCTGGCGGATTCCCTTATCTTTTTTATCATTGGGGCTGCTTACACAACCGGCAAGACTGTTAAAACGCTGCGCGATCGGGGCTGGACAATGATCCCGCCTAAAGATCAGGAGGAATACCGATGACGCGAAAACGATTTGTAAAACTCTACATGGGCAGGCTCGGCATGTCGCGTAATGGAGCAAACTGCATTGCCAGAAATCGCGATTTTGTGTATACACTCGAGCGAACCTCGTTGGCTATCAATACGGCAGCATCGGCCTTTAATGCGATGAGTGTTGCAATGGCCGACCTTGCGAGGGCGTTAGATGAAATACATTGATCAGCTGGACGCCGTGGGGCGGGCGGCGATGGAGATCGGCGTGGAGGCGGGTATGCAGAAAGTCTCCGACATGTTCCTCGCGGCGCTCGCGCAGGAGGGCTTCGGCGAAGAGCGGCTTTACCGTCTGGCGTGCCGCGTGTCCGAGTTGGACGCGGAATTTGACGGCGCATACGGCTGCGGTCCGGAGGCAGACTGGCTGCAAGAACGGCTGGACGCGATCTTGCGCAAGGCCTGCGGCGCGCACTTTGTCCCGTTCCGCGAGCGCAACCCGCATATCAGAGAATTCAATTACAAGAAGGTATCACCCCGGCGCAAGAAAAAATGATCTGGACTTGTGGCGCGGCCTGCTGCCATGACGGGCTGCGCGGGGAACGCCGGGAGGATATAAGGGGCCCGGGCTCCGGGCCCCGACGATAACATGATAAGGAGGCTATATGGTTTATCAGAAATTTGCAAAGGAAGAACTGTTTCGTAAAATGCAGAAAGTAAATTATTTGCGGTATGTTTGCCTGCCTTTGCCAAGTCTTGAGCAGATCAGGCACGGCGATCTCATTGTGTTTCAGGAGGTAGACCGAGGCCGGAACCAAACCGGGCGACTGACGGTTGCTGAGATTCTGTCCGCCGCGCTGGCAGAATCCGAGAACGGGCAACGTATTGTTATGGAGCTGGAACTCAAACATATGCAGGAAGGCGGTGAAGCATGAGCTACCTTGTCTCAATGAAAACGTCTGTCCTTTGCCGCGAATGCGTGTTCACAGAGCCGCTGGCCAAGCGGCGAGGCAGAGCGCCGAAGAGCCTGCCGCAGACGACGATCCGCGAAAAGCTCAACATTCGCCACGCCTACGAGCGGCTTGCGTTTCTGATCGCCGCGAACTTCACGTATTCAGATTGGCTGCTGACGCTCACCTACGACGAGGAACACAAGCCGCCAAACACCTTCGCCGCACAGAAGCGGGTGAAACTTTTTAACCGCCAGCTGCGCGAGAGCCGCAAAGCCTTCGGCCGGCCTTACAAATATCTGTATACCACCGAAGGCCGGCACGGAGACAAGCGTCTGCACCACCACATCATCCTCAATCATTATCCCGGCGAGACGGAAGTGCTCCGCAAGCTCTGGCCGGATGGAGATATCAACTGGGAACCCGTCGGCAAGCTCGGCTTTGTTGGCTTGGCGAAGTATCTGACTAAGGAGCCGATGCAGCACGGACGGGAGCATGTGGGCGACCGATTGTGGACGCCATCACGGAACCTTGAAAAACCACGCATCACTGTCGAAAAAGTCCCGGACAACTACCGGCCTGTGCCACCGAAAGAGGCCTTTGACGTAGAGCCCGAGGCGAAGGAAAACAAGTTCGGCAGCTATTATTATGTGGATTACAAACTTCCCTGGCGAAACAGGGAAAAGCGAAAGGCGTAAGCCTTTAATAACTTGGGTCTTTACTATATCTTACGAGAGGAGCGAACTTTTTTTGCAAAAACAGTTGCATACCGGACAGCCTTGTGCTAAACTTGATTTACAGGGAAACAAGATTGTTTGTCCGAAATGCGGGCACGCGACGCAGGTCAAGATTTTACCGACGACCGCGCTTGTTGATTTCCCTCTGTACTGCAAGCATTGCAGACGCGAAACGATCGTGAATATGAGCCAGAACCAGAGCCAGTGCCGTCAGGTCAGAGCCAGAGTCAGCGCCGATTGATATCTCACAGTGTGGGAGTCGATCGGCGTTTTTGTTTTACATCCGAGGTGATAGCCGGACGGCAAGATGCCGAGTCTCCCATACTGGGAGGCTCGGCATTTTTTTATTGCCCATGGATTACACAAGCAAACGTTGGAAACACTTACGCGCTCGCGTCCTTCGCGAGCAGCCGCTGTGCCAAGAAGCGCTGCGTTACGGCAGGCGCGAGCCTGCAACCGTTGCCCATCACGTCTACCCAGTCGATGATTTCCCGGGCTGGCGCTTCTGCCGCTGGAATCTCATCGCGGTGAGCGCTGACGCGCACAACAGCTTTCACGACCGCGCGACCGGAAAGCTGACCGAGCGCGGTCTCGCTTGGCAGCGGCGGGTATCCCCCCCTCGAAACGCGCCGCCGCCGTTCTGACAAGGGCAC